GATTTTATTACCTGGAATTACAGGCTCGTTATTGTAGTTTTTGCTCTCAAGCTTTCTAGGTTTAAAAGCCATAAGCCCTCCCTGCTTTCTGAAGGGGGATGATAAAATTTTCTAGCCCCACAAGAAATACAATAAGTCTCAATATGCATTTGACTAGAATATTGTCTATCAATAAACATTCTACCATTACATTTTCTACAATGCATTATTATATACCTAGTTAGGAATTCCAACAATAATTAAATTTATAGCAAGTGAAAGATCTCCAGACGAATTGAATCTAACAACACCCTCAACTCTAGAAGTTGTTACAGTTTTTAAAATAACTGATACATTTTGACCTGCTGGAGTATTTCCAGTATTTACTGCAGTAGCGGTTGCAATTGGAGCATATTTAAAATCTGATGGAAAATCATACGAAAATGTTTTTTCATTGCCAGCGTTAACTGTAGAGTTATTTGCTACTACAACATATCCACCAATTATTCTTGCTTGAGATGTTTTAATATTTTGTTTTCCAGCACTTACTGTATCTATAGTAGTATAGTTAAAAGTGGCAGATGAAACTTGATTTGATAGATCATTTATTGTATCTGCTAACTGATAAATATAAGTTACATCAAGAGGTTGCCCTCGTTCTGGTAGTGGTACTTTTGCCATTATATCTCCATTATATCATTAGACTGTTTCATTTAAAAGCCTATAAACTTTTAAAAATGGTGTTCCAGCTGGACCATCTGATCTTACTATTGGTGTTCCTTTTAAATATATCTCAACACTCATTTTATTTGGATTTGTACCCTGAACTACACCGTCTATTGTCCAAGTATTGGGTATTGGCATAGATAAAGAAGTTGTATCTATTCTTTCTTTGTACAGCCAGTCTCCGTTTCCACCACCACGATCCCATCTTACCCAAATATCATACTCATGAGATTTTGTAATTGAATATGTAGTTCCATCATAAATTTTTGTAATTTCAATAGAGTCCCATACTATTGTAGCAATACTACCAGCCTTATTAAAAACAATACTTCCAGGAACTAAAGTATAATCTGGTTGTATTAAATAAACAGGAGACCAATGTGATAGTCTGTTTCTATCGGATGACACTATCCTATATCTTACGTAATAACCTTCATTTTCAGAATTTATTGCTGGCAATTCAGAGTATGGTATTTTTAATTTTTTTATTGTTTCATTTGCCATTATGTCACACCTACTGAAAATCTAAACTCTAAATAATTACTTGTATTTGGAGATTTTATAATTGTCTCAGCATCTGTGTTTTTTACTATAGAATATCCAGTTAATCCGTACAATGGATTTATTGTTTGTGTATTTTCTAATCTTAAAGCATCAAGTGCAATATAATAGTCATCTGAAGGATTATCTGATACTAGTACACATGCATATATTTTTACAACAGTTACAGCGTTCCATGTAAAACCAGAACTTTGATATAACTCTTCTAGTCTTTTTGTTATTACAAAATATCTGTTATTTTCAAAATCATATGTTCCACCTGTACCGCTTCCATTTTCTAATTCAGCTTCAAAACTAGCAAATTCTCCAGAATTTTCTGTGTCTGTTTCTGAAAATGTTACTAATATTCTAACTGTATCTGGAACGGCAGATGAGTTTCCATTTTTACTTATTAAAGAAAATGCCAACCTTAATTCGTCTTTAATTGAATTTCTTGTAAAATTAACATCAGCTCCAGTTAAGTGGATATGATTAGATCCAGTTTCAACAACAAAATGCCCTGCTGAATTTCCTGTTGATGAATCTATTGTTAAATCAGAGTCGTCACCTCTAATCATAATAATATTATTTAAAAATCTGCAACGCTCATATCTTTCTGGCCTAGGAGATTTAAAAAATATTGAGTTATCTGCATTTGTTTGAAAAACTTTATCTGTTGTAGAAATTATATTGTCATCATCCTCATCAAGAGGTGATGTAATTGTTGGAATAGGAAGTGCCGCACTTGAGGTATGATATTGCCAGTTTTCTCCTTGCGTAAATGCAAAAACTGTTTTACTATCAAATGCTCCAGCAGATGGGTTTGATCCTGCAGAATACACTCCTATTTCTGTAATTTCGTATCTTTCTTCTGTTGGTAACTCTGCTGTAAGTACTAATTTTTCTGAACTACCGTCATTAATAAAACCTCTAGAAGATATAGGAACACGAATCATTTCAAAATCTAAATTTTCTTTTGTAGAATAATCTCCATATGGATCCCCAGTTGCCAATGGTTGGGCACCACACCCAATTGCAATATATGATGCATAGGCAGGTGCCTGCCCCAATAGATATTTTCCTATTATTTCTTTTCCTTTATCTGTTATCATAATTGCACCTCATATATTGTACCACCTGTAACTATTTGAACCTCTATTTGTTCATCTTCTTGAATATTTATGGCTTCTACTATTAAACTACCAGTTTGTGGGTCAATATATACATGTTCTAAATCTGGACCAGTTCCTACTTCTGGAACTTTTGAATCAAAATTTATTGGAAAATTTTGAAAATATTTATTTGATATACCTTCTATGCTAACAATATTATTTGAATTATATTCCTGTTCAATATTAAATAAATTTTTAATTGGTTGGTATATAATGTTTTGTCCATTTATAATATCACTTCTGGATATACTTACTAATTCTTGTCCCGCCAAATTTTCAAATATTAAATCTGCCATTATTTCAACAGGAAGTAAATCATCATTTATTAACACTGTATCAATTGGTGCAGTTTTTACTGGCGGAGGAGGTGGCAATTGGGTAGTAGGGCTTATGTTTGATGGTATAGCAGAAACTGTTGATGGTGTTGATGGAGTTGGATTTGGGCTTGGATTAGGTTTAGGGTCAGGTTTAGGGCCAGGTCCAGGGCCAGGTCCAGGGCCAGGTCCAGGGCCAGGTCCAGGCGCAGGTTCTGAAGTTTTACCTATATTGGCTATTCTTTCTTTTATTGCTTTAACTCTTTCTCTTGATTCTTCTAGCCTTGCTCTTATTTCATTAATTCTTGCATATCTATCAGAACTTTCTTCAGCCCTTTGTTGTCTTTTAGCTATCTCTTCTTCAGATGGCTCAGAATTTTTTATGGCATTGCTTACAGCAGTTGTTAGTCTATCTTTTAATCCTTGCTCTGACCAATCTATATCACCTCTTGCAACTGCAGCATCACGAGCCATTCTACCCTTATGAGCATCATCTGGATCTATTCTTCCAGCAACTTGATCTTTTTTTACTTCCTCTGCTATTTTTTCTGGTAAAGCTCCTACTGAATCTTCAAAAACACCGTCACCATCAATAAGCATTCCTCCATCAAAAAATGGCATTTTATACCTCGCTTAAGTAAACAGTCATAGATGGGCCATTACTTCCTCTAGAATATTCTATATTATATACTACAAATCTATCTGATTCTTTTGCAACTAAATTAACATCATCACTACTTTTATAATCTATTTTTACAATATCTCCAAGCTGTAACGTTGGAATAGTAAATATATTTACTCCTATAGACTTTTTTGGAACCATAACTTTATTTATAATCCAGCCCATTAAGGCTTCAGCATCGTCTTGGGTTTGAATATATGGAGTATTCAAACTAAAATCATTCTTACCATAAAGCATTCTGCTTATCTTAATAGAATCATATTTTTCTTTATTAATAAGTGGAGAGTATAGCAAAGAACTACCTTGCAGTGGTGGATCTGATAAATTGCCAACTTTGTTAAAATAATCATCTACGCTTAAATTATATGTTGTATCTTGTGTAAATGCTATTCCTTGAATTCTTAAATAGTTACCACTTGTAGAATCTAAATTTAGCGCAGTATCTGTTGCATTAAATATTAAAAATTCTGCACCATATGAATCTGCTTGAAAACCAGATATTGTATAGCCTTTCATTCTATTAAATGTAGGAGAAATTTGTGCATATAGAGCAGGGTATGCACGATCATATCTAATATCAAAATATGCACATTCACGCATTATTGTTCCAAATTCATCAAAATACATTTTATACTGTGGTGGTTGAATTGATCCTATACCAGATAAATAAGTGTTTTGTACTATACCGCTCATTGCATATTTTCTAAATGATTCATTTGCATCAATTTGTTTGTCTCCAAAGGCAGAAGATAAAGTTTCAGAAACTGCAAATACGCTATTTTGTGAATAATTTTCTGACAAAGCATATACATTTTCAAACATGCATTTTGAAGATCCACGAACAAATACCGCCATATTATTATAAATTGGTAATGGATCATTGTCATCTACAACTTTTATTAATTTATTATTAATATATAAATAAAATCTTCTAGTTTTTCCTATATCCTGATATTCAACAGATAAATCATATACCGTTGGATTTTCTTCTCCAGCCATCCTATACTGTCCAACAAACTTTCCATCATCAACAATTATGCTAGTAATTCCTCCCCAAAGCTTAATAGGAATGGCATTATTATTAGATGCGTCTTTTTTTATTTTATAAAAAACAATATTATTTATATTTACTGCTGCCTCTCCATCATTATCAAGTTTTAAATATGAATCTATATTTGTTTCTGTAAGAGCAACAATTTCAAAGTAGTATCCATTATTTGTTTCTGGATTAATTAATACACCAATACCGCCAGA